ATACATTCCTGTACCTAGTCCTGCCAATCCATTATAGAACTTTAAAACATCTCTAAGTTGATCTTTCTCTAAGTAAAGTTTATCTTCTGTTACAAAAGGTCTAAGTGGGATGCCACTAGTAGCTACCCCATGCCCAGTTGCAATGCCTGTATTCTCTCGCTGGGTAACATCTTGAAGCTCGATGGAATCAATTAGGAGGTACTTGTTTGGATTATTGTTTGGGATAAAGAAGACTTCCACAATGTAATTCGTGTCATCCATGTTCACTTGTTCTGTAACCTTATAAACATCATTATCCATAGGAATAATATCAAGATACTCAGAGTTGTTATGCTTAGTAAAGTTTCTGGTATCGAACTCTATTTCAAAGTTTCTAAAATACTCCTCCTTAAGATTATTGAGAGTATTATTATTTATAACTTCATTTGAATCCGAAGTATTACCTAAGCAGAATTCCTCATCAATAAGTGCGGGTTGATAAATTGGGAAATCGTATATGTGAGCTAGGGAATTCTTAACACTAGGAATGGATAAAGTACTTTCTTCTGCTACTTCCCACTTTCCGTTTGGAGTCCAGGACCATAGATATCCATTAGGGGTTATGGGGTCGGGCATGTTGCTTGATACTGCTTCGTAAGGAGTAGGGAGGGTTTGAGTTTCTCCTCCTCCAACAGGCCACTGCTCCACTTGAGGAGCAGTAACCCATAATGATTGTCCTGATACCTCATCATATTGGGAAATAGGGTAGAAATGATTGCCTCCTATGTAGAAATATGGTGAGTATTCATCCCCCTCAATAGTTTTTCCTCCAGAATCCACATAATCACCAAGACCACTTAATACCATTCCACATCTATACCAACCATCACCAACATCTTCTAAAATGGGAGTAACCCAATCATCTAATGAAGTAGACACTGTTGGCACCCCACTAGCTGCTGAATCATACCCGTTTGCATACTCAAAGTATATATTGTTAGACCATGATGGTGCTGTATGGTCATAAATATTCATAAAAAAAGATGAAACAGCTAGGTTTCTTGTAGGACGCTTCACATACCAAGTAAGTGCTGTTCTTTGGTTTGATCTAAATGTTCTAGATCTTGCCGAGCCCCCCACAGCAGTAACCTCAGAAACCCTTCTCGTCCCTAAGTAAGGCCAGTAAGTTATGGTAGTACCCAGCATTGCACTCAACTCCATGCTAGATGCACCCCCAAAAGGGTCTACTTCTAAGATACTAGAGAAGGTAGCTAAGTTTGCTCCCGTCCAATAATCTCCCGCAGTATCTCCATTAGGTAAATCCATTCCAGGAGAGTTTGCGATGTCGGAAGTATAAGAAAATAAGTTTCTATTACCATCTAAGTACTTAGGTTTAGTATGAATCCATACGCCTAACTTACCTCCTCCCAATATAGGAGAGTTCTCTTCCGCAACCAAAGACTTTACATTAAGTTTAAACTTGTGATCTTTAATAAAGTGGTTTGGTCTATCTCCATATGAAGACAAATCAAAGCGAAGTCTGGGCAATCCTCCAACAGACTTACACTTAATAACGCTGTTGTTGATAAGAGCATTCTCCATTCCAGGGGTAGCCTTAGAAGAATCTAATTTAAACACACTAAACTGATTAGCGTTAGGTGCCCCAGAAGTTTGGACAAACTCAATACCACTTAAAATATTAGGGTTTCTAAACTCTGCGGCATAATCCCCGTAATCGGAATACTGTGCTGTGTTTACATTAAATGGGGAGTTATAAATACCAACTAGTGGGAGTACGGACTCGGCTGGGCCATAAGCAATGTAAGTTCCTGAAGCAATACCATCTCCATAAGACGCTACCGCACAGGTACTGAATACACCTGACCCCTCGTTATATGCGATAGGAACCACACTAGCAACGCTAGAGGCGATATAGTTTCCTTCTAAGGTAGTTGCAGCGGATCCAGCCAGATCAAAATCACAATTGTAAATACCCTTACCGAACACTTGAGCAAAGATATTGCCTCCAGTCTTAGCAACTTCAGTTAATCCTAACGGATGTTTGTCGAAGTACTTACAATAGTCTCTATGAGCTTTCTGCATTCCAGTACCGAAGCTGAAGTTCTCGTAGTCAGCAAAAGAGTTTAGAACAAAGCCACTAGCGATAGCTTCATTAGCAAAGCTTAGTCTAGTATTCTTCCAATAATCAACTACATCATAAGCACTCGTATTTAGATTAATCTGCTCATTAGCGTAATCGTATGCCTTAGCTTGGAAAAGCTCATGCATAGTATTATATAATTCAGGAACTTGACCTCTATCCACATACCTAGCTGTGGCTGATTCCTCTTCTGGCATCTTGTTATTTGATCCGAGGGGAGTTAATCCTCTATAGGGATAAGTTGCGCTAGTATAAACTCCAGAGAACTGACGGGAAGAATCAAGCTTCTCACACTCATGCCAAACGCCTGATGGATCAATAGGATCAACTATAGGATGGAACGCTGCTGCTGAAGCCACATATCCTAAGGTAAGTTCTCCCTTATCATGATTATTAGTGGGGGAGGCTCCTTCTACTGCCTGATATGGGCTAGGGAGGAGATCCCCTTTTGATATAAGCTTCTGCTCTAGTTGAGGAGAAGATATATATAGGTGATAGGAAGCTCCTAAAGTAAGATAGAAATAGGGGAGTATTCTATCTCCTTCAACGGTATCCGAACCAGCACCTCTTCCCAAGCCGCTTGTAGTTATGCTACATCTGTACCAATCATTTCCAACGCTCTCCACATAACCTGTGGTGGCGGCGTGAGCCTCGGTTTGTACAACTGCTGCGTTACCATCCCACTCAAAAGTAACTTCATTAGATTCAAAATCAGCAGGACCATAATCGTAATTATTAATTTTAAAAGTAGTGGATGGATTTGTTGTTGGCTTCTTAACATACCAACTTTGTATAGTATAATAAGCTGATTTGAACACGGGGTTTCTTTCGGCGGGGAGTCCAGTTTCAAATATAGCCCCACCACCAGTACCAAACTGTGACGCACTCAGATCTGTCGAAGAGGGTCCACCAAAAGGATTAGTTTCTAATGTAGATGAAAAAGTGCCTAATGCTCCTGGATTCCCCCTCCAATGTGTTCCTGTAATATCAATGGAACTTCCATTTGTAGGAGCCACACCCATATCTAGCCCAGGTGAGCCTCCAAGATCCTCCGTATAAGAAAGCAAGTTTGGATTCTGAGCTTCTAGATCCCAATTCACAGGACCATTAAATCCAGTCCTATCGTAGTATCCCTCTTTGGGAAGAAGATACTTAAAGTTACGCCTTCTTAAAGCTCGTCTAGGAGCAAAGGTAGAAGAAGTAGTTGATTCAAGACCATCCGTAATTCTATCTACAGCGGCTCGTTTGAAAGTGTTCAGTCCCCCCCTACCATCAGAGTTTCCTGGACCTACAGCCCCCATAGCTGCTCCACTAATCTCAAAGTTTCCTAGGACAGAGGCTGAAGTATAGGAAGCTCTATTATCATCTTTATCAAAGCCTAAGTATTCCCACATAGCACCTGATGTAGAAAAATCATCTTCTGCACTAGCAGTTAGGTTTACTCTAGTGATAGCGTGAGCAGGAGAGAATTCTCTTGCTACTCTAGCTGCTTCATACAAGGCATACTTTCCATCACCTTCTAATGTAGTTTTAGAAAAATCAAAATCAGTATCTTTAAAGTTGATGAATAGGTGTGAGGATTTTCCATTCCACAAAGGGAGTAGGTTCTTCTCGTAGTCCGAAATACTAAGCATCACATCGTTAAAGTTCGATGGAGTCTGAACTGAACTAAAGAACATCAGCATCTCATTTAAAGCACCGAGATCTGATTCATCCGTGACCGCACTACTAAGAATATAATTACCAACCTCATCAGCAAAGGAATCCTTTACCCTAAAGCATTTCAACCTCTCTACCAGTAAGCTAACCATGTCAGCAGTAACACTAGAGTCTCTATAGTATTTTACTTCCTCAAACGGAGGTAGTGGGTAGTTCTGCTTCTCTCTATAGTTAAATAAGAAATTAAGATCCCCCTCTGGCTTAAGATATATTGGCCTAGCTCCCGTAACTATGTTGGAGTGTTCTGCACCAGCCATATACACACCTGATCCTAATGCACCAAATCCTGTAGCAGCCTCGAAAGCATTCCTCTCCCCAAATAGTTTCGCATCCTGTTTGAATGCTTGATATCCATTACTATCATAAGAATGCATGTGGAATGGCTTCATTCCTGGCTCATTAATAATAGTATAACGCTTAGTCTTACATCCATTAATATCAAGCTCCCACAACTCAGGTACAGGAAATCTATTTCCGTGGAATAAGAAATTATCAGGAAACGCTTTATACAGATCTAATAGGATATTATCAGTAACGATTTTGATATTTTCTTCCAGGCTGCTAGTACTGTACAAAGATACTCCTGCTTGGGTAGCCAATCCAGGAGTCCAAGAGTTTAGGTTTTTAAACAGGGGTGATTCCGTACCTAACGCATACCAAACTAACTGGGGAAGGTACGACTCCCATAGCTCCTGCACCTTACCAGATACATCAAAAACAGAATCAACAATCAGTGCGTTGATCGCTGCTTGAATAGCTCCTATAGTTCCCGACTGCTTATAAAGATCTATTGCGAGCCGCAGTTGGTGTCTCCACTTTGAAGGAGAATTACCACGAAGTTTAAATCCGATAAGGTCAGCGATATATTGAATATGCTCATCTTTAACATTCTCAATATCATAAATTAAACTAATATTTTCAACTTGATCAGTGAGGTCAGCAAACTCATACCCTAAAAGATTAGTAAACTTTCTGTACGGTCCTTTAGATATATTGTTTGATAACAGTAGAGTAGCATCTATGTAGTTATCAAATGCGGCCTTAACAGTATAGTCTTGCTCATCAATATACAGAGGAGAGTATACTATGTCTATAAAAGTTTGAAGGGCTTCAAGTTTTTGGGTTCCACTAGTGTAGGTTGCTACGGTTCCTGCACTAGATTCAGTAATACCATCTGCTGTTCCAGAGATAAAATCGACAGGGATATACGCACCGAAAGAACATGTCTCATTGTTTCTCCACAAATACTCTGTTAGTCCTTTTATGCCATCAACTGTCTTTAGCGTATTCCCCAGATATAGAGAATTTAGAGAGCTAAGAACATAGCTAGATGGAGAATAATCCAGTCCTCCATCAGCAGAAGTATTCAAGAAATACATCCAACCTAAAGCATCCACTAAGTAATTATGAACACTGCTAGTATTTGAATCTCCCGTCAAAGAAGATAATGTTACTATATTAGCTTGGAGGGGATCAACCTGCGTAAGCGAAGGAGGTATAATCATCGGGAGCAATGTACCCGATAAGTATGTGGAGAACTCTGCGCTTGTGTCGTAGGCTGCTAAACTAGTACCTAAGGGAAGCATGATCTTACTTTCAAATAAGAATGGATTAATATTAGTTAGTTCATTCTGTTTTACAAAGTACTGTGCTATACCATTAATGTTTCCTAAGGCACTCGTCTGACTGTTAGCTACTCCAGACAAAGGAATAATATTAGAAATATTAGCAGCAACATTTATATGAGCATTGATTACCTGAGAGACAGGATTTAGCTCAACACCGCTTATGGATAAATCCTCTGCCTTATACACCTCAGGGGTGATAAGCTCCACTAGATCTACAAAGTTTGTCTTGTAGTATTTTCTAGGATTTGGTGTGTACTTGCTATCTGCCATTAGTCTAATAACGCTACATTAATTGTTAAATTATTCAATTGAACAATCTCATTAAAATCAATTGTAATATTTTTTTCAATGTTATCTATTGTAGAAAATATAACCTCATCCACTTCAAAGATTTGTCTGTTTATTTCAGCTACATTAAAATCCTCTCCAAATTCCCGATTATCTACATTCATATAAGCCATAACCTTGTCTCTAACTCTTGCTTTGATTTGGTCTTGATTTGCCTCTTCCTCTCTATCAATTTTAATTGTTGTAATTAAATCTAAGGTTCGAATAAGACCGTCCACAATAACCACATCGTCCGTTGCCATGCGCTTTTTATTTATAGCAGTTAGTAATTGGGTTTTAAAATTTGTAGTAGCTCGTTGCAATTGAAGATCAGAAGCTTTTTCCAAAGTATAAATATCAATCACATTAGCTGAGGAGTACGCTTGTCTAGTAGCAGCAACAGCTTTACCAACCGTACCGAAAGTACTAATGAATGTATTAGCAAATACTGAATAGTCTTCTAAGGTTACTAGACGATCTTGCCTTCTAAAGTTTAATGGAGCATATCGTTTAGCATGTTCTAATGTTTCTGCATTTGAACCACCAGTACCCTTTGAAATATTTGTTATATCTACGCTCTGCGGTATCCCATTAACAAGGGCAACTAAAGTATTATTAATAGTATTCTTTCCTATATTCCCTCGGGTTCCTCCACCAACTCTATAAAAGACATAATAATTAGAGGTATCGTTTGGGGAAACTCCAACACTACCGTCTCCAAAAACGACTGTAGCCTTATAATCATCATCATAAATAACTTCAAAAATCTTGTCAGAAGATCCAGAAGCGAAGAACACATTAGGCACTTCAACAAAGGCTCCGTTATTGGTAGCGTTAGGCCCATCAGTATATACCTGAACGCTTCCATCTACAACAGGGCCTTGTGTAAGCTTAATAGTCTTAACGCCTTCAGTCGCTGCGAAGCTACCTGAATCCTTTACAAGTGTTCCCTCCTGCATAACTACATTTTCAAATACCGTTACTGGAGATCCTTGGCCCTCTTCATCATTAAGAATAATTGACCCAGTAGAATTGACTGTATCAACAAGCCCATTAACTACTTTATATAATGTATAATTTAGCACTCCTCCATCCTCGGGGGAGATGGTTTCTATAATTCTATTAGTAGCTGCAATTTCGATGGTTCCTGTTCCAGCGGTTACTGCTAAAGGAGAGGTAATCTTCACATCGGTAGCCGCAGAAAGAGGACCCCTCATACGAATTCCAATTAACTGTAATAGCTTTTTAACACTGGGTCGTTGTGTAGCTGTGGCTAAGAAATTCTCATTAGCAAGCATATCAGCTTTCATAGACATAACAGATCCCATGTACGCCACCAACTCTAGGAACATCATCCCCAAATCAGATTCTACAAAGTACTTGTAGTCTGTCGGATATACAGTCTTAGCATACTCAATCAGAGAATTCCTAAGAGTAAGAAAATCAGTAGCAGCAAAGTTAATAAGAGACGGTCTCTTTACAACGGGAATGTTTGCTAACTTCATATAGTCCGATGTAATAGTTCCAGAAAAGTTCATGATATGTTTACCTCAACATCAAATATCTCTAAGTCAGCACTATCTATTTGTAAAGATAAAACCACTTTAAGGGAGTTCCCTCCTGCTGGCCCAGCCTCACCCATAGGAAACACAGCTAATTTTGCAATGTTAGCTCCTACAATGTAATTCTTAAAGGAATATTGAATCTCTCGCTTAATTGATTCAAAAGTAGATTCAGTTAATGGTTGAAAAAGAAATTTTCTTAGGTTACATCCAAAATTGGGAAGCATAACCCTCTCACCCCTCTCTGTTAAAAGAAGCTGCTTGACCGCTTCTCTTATCATAACAATACCAGATCGCTTTGAAAAGAATCCTCCTCCAAGAGCAGATCCCAAAGGGAAGGACAGTCCGTAGACCTCTTGCTTCTGTGAAGTTATCCCCTGTTTCGTATACCTAGGGGGTACACTTCCAAAAACCGTAACTGTTTGATTAGATGCCATTAGATCTTAATATTCTTGAAGAAGCCTTCTTGGGCTTTATAGTTCTTTAATACTTCTGAATTATCTAGGGCTCTAGCGTAAAATTTCAAACTTCCTAGGTGCCCACGAAGACCGCTGGTTATTCCCCCACGATCTCCTCCTAAGAAGTTTCCGTGACTATACATGCCGTCAGTATATCCTCCACCCACTATCCAAGGAGTATAGAATGTATTTAGTAGGGGTCCTTGTTTAAGCACTGTAGGACCGTCCACCGTAGTTGAGGAGTACTGGAAGCTATTATTTTTCTTGAAGGTGGGTAGGCTTGGTGGGAGTCCTATATCAACACCGAAAACATCTGATATTGCTGAGGTGGCAATTAATGATCCATCAGCGAATAGCTTAATAGTATTAGTTCTAGGGTCACAAGATATATCAATAAGGACAAACTGTGAGGATACATTGCCAAAATCAGTAGCTGAAAGATCCACTTTCATTTTGTAAAAAGTTGGATAATCCTGACAATCATCATTATTAATCCAGGATGCTGAGGAAGCGTCTCTAGCTTGGGTAGGAGCTATGAAGAAACTCAAGGAGGATGCTGGGTCATTATCGTAATTATTATTACTGTATCCTGCGGAAGCCTGGGTGATTCTTCTATCTCTAGTAAATCCACAAACCATCCCCCTGACAAAGCTCTCACCTCTTTTGTTCTCCAAGTAATCCAAGTCTCGCTCGCTCCCCGTATGATCCACAGCTAACACTCCTGAGGCAGAACCAACATTCTCACTAGCTAGAATAACCTTAGTTAGTGAGGATACTGTAGAACTAAGCCAACCAAGATCCCCATCCATAATATTTGGAACATGAGCCCAGCACTCCATGGTGAATCCACTTGGCGAATAGGTTAGGTCCTGGAACTCTTTTGTGTCGGGAAGCTTGGCGTATGATCCAAGAGCGGATGCTCCAGCAGGATCTGAGGATTTGTTCTTAACAATACCCTCAAAATATGGAATACTTAAACCTGATAAGAATAGTGTTCTTTTGGATGCTCCCACTAATTGAGCATTATTATACATATTATCTGTGGCACAATTTGTCACAGGAAAATCTATTGAGGAAGGTAATTCTAAAGTAGTCTCAAGAAAATTATATATGGCAAACAAATCTTTACTTACAATCTGATCAGTCAAGGATAACACCGTCCCTGAATTTGTAGATGATGGAGAATAAATAATAGATCCTTTGCCTACGGTAGGAATATTTAAATGATCAATAGATATGGATGGGGGTGATGCGTTGATCCTTGAGAACTTAGCTTCAATAGGTAAAACAATACCTACAACATCTGCTTGCTTGAAAATCAAGGAATTCTGTTTTTCAAAATCTACTGATAAATTAAAATCAGCTAAGTAGGAGAAATCGTTAATAGGTACTTCTCCTGGGGCGAACATAGGACCCTCTAAGTCCCCATAAATTTGTGGTGCTTTTACGGCAACCTCAATCTGTTTCTTTCTTCTATTTATCTTATTATTGTGATTAGCAATTTCTGTAATAATTAATTGCCTCTGATTTTGGATTACTGATATAGCTTCTCCACCATCAATAAATACCTGCAAATCAGCAGATAAATCATATGTTAGCTTATTTCTTTGTTGCTTAAGAACTGAAAGGAAGTGATCCTCATCATAGTATGCTTGAAGCCCTCTACTATCATCAATTATATTTGGATCAAAAATATTGTCCGTAAATTTATTCAGAGACTTGATAGAGACTGCTTGGCCCTTACCCCCTAAGTTAGGATCATAATTATATTTCCACTGATCTCCGATAGGGACTATTCCCGAAATAGCTAGAAACACGGGGTTTAGTCCCCCCGACTGGGAATCGTAATAGAGTCCATCGGAGGTTAATACATATTGACCATCAGAGGATTTTGGAGGCCCATAAGTAAGTCTAAATATTTCTTGATCTTCTTGTCCAACTTCTGGATCGGCCAAGGGACTTCTGCTAAAAGTGGTTTTATCTAAGAAGGGGTCTAACTCTCTTGAGTCTAATAATTTAGGTTCCAGGGAGGGGTCTGCTGCTCTAGCCTTAAGAAGATCATTAATTTCCTTGATCTTATCATCGCATTTAGACATAAAATCTCCTGCCGTTTCCAGTCGCGCCTTATCACCTGCGTACATGGAATCGAAGAGGGCATCTGCTTCTGCGGTGGGAAGCGTAGCTTTTTGATCAGCGGAATTTCCAGACTGGAAGGATTGAAGGTCGTTCCACTTCTGAAGACAGTCAGAGATAGCATCAATTTGGTTTGCTATGTCTGTGTAGTTTTGGTAGATTTGTGCCCCAAAGGAAGCTGCGTATTGAAACGCTCCCAACAGGCCAGCTAAGTTATCCTTTGTTTGGTTATCATCATTGTCGATTCCTTGCCATGCAGTATCCGACATAAACTTAAAAACGCCTGTATCCGTATCAAACTCAATAATTCCAGTATTAAGCATTAGCTTTTTGAATACTTCTTTTGTTACCTCATTAGCTTTAGCTTTTCCTTGTGAGATTTGAGATTGCATATTACTCAAAACAGAACTCGGGAGAAGGTTCAAAGCCCCCGCTGCTAAATTCAGCATACAACTGGGCATACCAAAAGACATACCTAAAGCATGAAGGGCTCCAGTGCCTGTATTACCTTGTACCTTTAAGAAGGTTTCTAAATCAAATGATGCCATAATTGCCTCTTAGTATGTAGTGATACCAGTGTTACCATAGGTGCTTTGTGTTCCCTCAACG